TGTATCAATGAGCCATCTAGCTACTGAAACAGTTGAGACTATTCTTGATGGCGCAGTCATGGCAGAACAAACAGTACCAGGCGGCGGTACAGTTACATTCTCACGCTCATCAGCAACTAGTTATGAAGTTGGCTTACCCATCAATGTTCGTGCAGTAACAATGCCAGTAGATATTAAATTACAAACTGGTACTCGTATTGGATTTAAGAAACGCATTGTTGAGGTTAACGCTCTAGTATCTAAAACTCAGCATATGAAGATTAATACTATTCAAATTCCATTTAGAGAGTTTGGAGATATCTTAGATGAACCAGTAGCTGAGTACACAGGGACAAAAACTGTTCATGGCTTACTTGGATATACACAGGATGCAAAGATTACTATTGAGCAAGATGTTCCGCTCAAGATGACTTTGCTTGGTTTAGAGTACAAAGTATCAACGCATCAGGGGGCATAAAAATGAGATTCTCAAGACAAGACATTAAAAACTTTGATGGCCCAATTGGCGATCCATTTGGTGGCCCAGCGGCTAATAAACTGACTGGTCAAAAATACCAAGAGCCAGTAAGCGCAACTATTGCTATTAGCTTATTATTGGTTAGCGCATATGGATCATATGAGGCTGGCCAAGACAAAAAGAAAATGTATGAGATGCAATCAAAACAGGCTGAGATTGAGTCTGGTCGCAGAGCGGTTCAATATGAAATTCAAGCTAACCAAATATTGCAACGCACAAATAGTGCATTAGCAAGTACTGTTGCTCGTGGCTATGCTGGTGGTACACAAGGATTTGAAGGATCTGCCGCGTTAGTTCAACAGATTACACAGACTCGTGGCGGCAAAGAGTTTATGTTTGCTTTAGACAATGCAGATATGACACGCAGAGGTGGATTAATCCAAGCATCTCTTTACGAGCAAGCTGGATCAACTGCCGCAAGAACTGGTACATATGAGGCTATTGGTAAAGTTGGTCAAGCGTTTGGTGCTTACGCAAGTATTGGTGGCGCGCCAGGAGGCACTAGCACAACAGATATTATGAGCGGCAGTTCTGGTACTGGTGGATTTACACCAACATCTGGCAACTCGTTTGTTGTATAGGATAAATCATGGCTGAACTTCAAATGTACCAACCAACAGGATATCTGCCAGCAGATGTTCCGCGTATGGATTATGCAAACATCAAAGAAAGCATTATTCAAAAACAAGTAATTGGATCACAACTTGATAGATTAGCTGACTTTGCTTTTAAGAATGCGGCTCAATATGCTCAGCGTCAGGGTATGCAATATGGCGCAGAGAACCAGCCAACTCCAGAGCAAGTAATGACTGCAATGAAAGAGGGTAAAAGCCCGGCTGAGTTATTTGCTAAACCTGGTACATACTTTGGTGATGCGGCGCGCAAGATACAAGCTGGACAATTGCGTAATGAGTTAGAAGTTAAAGGCCGTCAAGAGTTGGCCATGTTAAGCGCCGCAGTAGACTCTGGATCATTTAGCCTTGAAGAAGTACAGACAACCATCAATTCAATGACTGCTGGATATGCTAAGGCTTTGGGGTCGGTTGATCCAGAAGAAGGTTTAAAGTTCCGTAGCTCTATGGCTACTGCCGCTAACGCAGTATATGTAAAAGCTACAGAAAACTATGCCAGAATTTATGGTGAAGGACAAATTGCTCTTGCTGGAGATTCTATTGCTCCATCAGCCACAATTATTGCTGATACATTTAAAGCTGAAAAAGATCCAGCTATGTTAGTGCAACGCATCAATGTAGAGCGCAGTCGTGTATATGAAATTGCAAAAGCAACTGGTAATCCAGAGTTTGTTAAACAGACAATGGATGCTTTTGAAAAGCGTAAATTAAATGCAATTGTTGATTACACAACTAATGCTGACTTTGCTACAAAGCCATCTGAAGGAATTAAGCGTATTAATGCTGGTGATTTTGGAAACTTATCTGAATTAGTTAAAACTGTTGATAAAGACAAATTGCGTAAAGCATATGTTGACAGGCTTGGAGAAGAGGCCGTCATGTGGAAACGCTCACGAGATGCCGCAACAGAAAAGAATTACGATGAGTCAATGGATATTCGTGAGCAAGTATGGACAGGAAAGATTAGCGCTCAAAATGGACTAAGTAGGCTTAAGTCTCTTGGCGTTGACATTAGCCAAGAAGAGCGTAAGGCTATGGTTACTGGAGATGTTGGTGGTGGTAATCAAGAATTGATGGGTCAGCTAGAGTCATTAGCAGATCGTCAAAAAGTTGGAGAGGATTATTTTGATAATCTAGCTAGATCTAAAGTTATCTCTTGGAAACAAGCAAACGCACTTAAGAAGAATGTACGCCAAGATAATCCCGAGATGAGTAGAGCAACTCAATTTATTCAAAATAAATTAGGTGTGCCAGATATGACTGCTCCAGGATTTGGATTAGAAAAGCAAACTGTGGCTGATATCAAAGCTAAATTAATTACACGCCAAACAGAGGCACGCAATGCTGGTGAACCATTTGATCCTATGGCAGTTGCCAATGAATTAATTAGTGATAAACAAGTTCAATTGCAAATTAAAGAAACAAAAGATTCTCAAGATAGAATTAAAAAGAAATTTGATGAAAAATCAGTTAACTATGATCCATCAAAAAGTTATACAGATGATGATTTAAAGCGTTATGGTTTTAATTCTGAAGAGCGTAAGTCAATACTAAGAATACAAAAAGGCAAATAAGATGATTGACCAACGATTTATGAATGACTTGGCGGCAGACGATATGATCCAAGTCGCTCCACCAACTCAAGATACATTGCTGGCATCTGGCCCTATTACATCTGATATGCCACAAACAGGCGTTCGTGTTGGTCGCGCTGGAATCACTCCAGAACAATCAGCTAAAGCTGGTGGATTAGAGCGTCCAGCAATTGCATTGCTAGATACATTAGCTGGCGCATTGCGCGGATTTACTGCTCAGGTCGGTGGATTGCCTGGCGATGTACGCTCATTAGTTGATATGATTAATAAAGAGGGCGCTCAAAAATATCTTGGTAATCCTACTTTTGCAACAACTGACGAAATTTTAAAAGATACATCTGTTCGTATTCCAGGTACAAATGTAGATTTGCCATTCCCACAAGTAGTTCCATCTGGGGTTGCTAACGAGGCAGATAGACAAAAGACTGTAGAGTTTGCTCAACAGGCTGGTACATTCTTACCAGGCCCAGGCATTCCAGAGGCGGCAATAGGTGGTACTAAAGCATTAGTAAAAACTCTAGGCCCTAAAGCGGCGCAGATGTCAGAAGATTATTTGCGCTCTATTGGCGGTATTGCAGACATTGCTCCATCTGGCCCAAGGGCAGATATTGTAAGCACACGCCTACCAACCGCAGTAAAAGCAACAGAAGATCCATTAGCGTCTAATCTGATTATTGACTTTGAGGCAGTTAAGAAAGATCCAGAGGCATTTAAACACAACATGGCTTTGGTTCAGCAATATCCTAACTTTGCATCTAAAGCTCGTAATCCAGAAAAGCGTGCAGAAGATTTTATTTCAGAGGTTAAAGATAATCTCTTGTACTTATACGATAAGGTTCCAGATCAAACTCGTCAGCGTAGCAAGCTATGGTATGACGGCGCACGCAATATCGTAGATGATTGGACAGGAAAATATGGCGCCAATGATAGCGCTATTGCTGGAGTTCTAGCAGTACTGTCTCCACAAAAAGATTGGTTTATGAATGTGTCTCTAGGTGAGCGCGTTTTAGACACAATGACTAATAAGCAATCCTTTAAATGGGATGGCTCAATGGATGAGATGGCCAAAGTAATTTGGTCTAAGCCGCAATACGCTCCAATGGTAGATGCTATTCGTGGAAAGACATTGTCTGAATTGGGTGATCCAGGATTAAAAGCTATGTGGTTGCGTACTTATGACCAAGCGCACAATCCTCGCGAACATCAGGTCGTAAACCCAGAAGGTACATTCGCTGGAGTTAGACTGACAGAAAAGGGTGTGCCATACAAAACTGGTTGGGGTTCATTAAACGAGATTGGTAAAGCAATTAATATTTATGAGAATCCAACATTAGCAAACATTAGCGATAGCCTTGGCACAATGCATAAGGTTCGCAACTTCTACAATAATATCTACGATCCTACTAACCCGGCTGGATATGTGACTATTGATACCCATGCCGTAGCGGCTGGTTTATTGCGTCCATTGTCTGGTGCATCTACTGAGGTAGCCCACAACTTTGCATCGAATGTTAAGGGATCTGTTGGCCCAGCTAATAGTTCTGTCACCGGCGTACAAGGTACTTATGGCCTGTATGCAGAGGCATACCGCAGAGCGGCACAAGAGCGCGGTGTATTGCCACGCGAAATGCAGTCTATTACTTGGGAGGCAGTACGAGGTTTATTCCCAGACACATTTAAAAATGCAAAAAATTCTGAACTAATTGACAATATTTGGTTAAAATATCGTAAGGGACAGATATCTCAAACGGAGGCCAGAGATGAAGTATTCAAATCAGCAAATGGAATCAACCACCCAGAGTGGGAAAGAAGTGGACTTCGTTCTCAACCTACTCAAGAAGTTCAAGCTACCCCTTACCAGGGACAACTACCTGGGGTTGGCGTACCCGGAGGGAATCCCGGAGACATGGGGAGCGGAAAACGAGGCAGAGTTGCCAAAGGAAATACAACTAGCGTAACAGGCCAGCCAAGTGGTATGGCCATTGGAGAACAATAATGGCAATGAAACCACTAACCGAGCGCTTAGATGATTTATCTGGTGCAGATAAGACTGTGGCAGAGTTGCCAGTTGGTACTGAGCAAGCTGAACCAACCACATTAACAGACCAGCCTTTAGAGTTTGAACCTACTCAGGTAGCTGGTTTTACATCAATGCTCAGGAAGGCCATTAAAGAGGCTCCTAAGCGCACAGAAAGACCTATCCTACCCAGCGGTACTGACACAGGCAAAGTAGGCCCATATCAGGTTATTAAAGAGGCTACACCAGAAACTGCTCAGACAGTACTAGAGACCGCACCATTAATGCCTACTACGGGTAAACCCTCATTATCTACTGCTGAGGTTAGGGCTGGTGTACCAGAGACATCATTCAACCTAGACATGATTAAGGATGAGGATGGCGTTAAGCAATTCATTGAGGCAACTGCTAAGACCTATGGCGCTGACAAACTAGAGCGCGTTAGCTACAAAGAGATTGCGGCCAAAGCAATTGATGAGGGATATGACGAGGCTTTCTTGGCTCGCTTAGTAGATCCTACTCAGATTACAGAAGCCAATGCTGGCAATGCATACAAGATGCTCTTGGCCATTACTGATGCTGGCAAGCGTGCATTTGATTTAGGCGAACAAGTTAAGGCCGCAAAGAATGCTGGAGAACTAACACCAGAATTGGCGGCTAGTTTTCAACAGGCAGTAGCGCTAGAAGGTGTGCTACTTAAGGCGGCTCGCGGCCGTCAAGCAGATATTGCCCGTACCCTTGGTATCTTTGCCCAGGCTCGTGAGTCAACTACCGCTCGTGGCGCAATGCTAGAAGGAATCTTGACTGAGGCTGGTGGCATTGATTCTGTATACGACTTGGCCAATAAGTACATTGCTCTTGATTCCCGTAGCGCTCGTGCAACTCTCTCAGAAAAGACTATCAGCGGCACAGTCAAAGACATCTGGTATAGCACATGGATTAACGGCCTATTATCTAGCCCAGTTACACACGCTAAGAATATTGCTGGTAATTTATTCTTTGGCGCGTATCAGATCCCAGAGCGTGCGGTTGCATCTGCTATTGGTAATGCCCGTAACTTTATGTTTAAAGGTGGCGAACAAGCTATCTCTACAAACGAAGTATATGCCCAAGCAGTAGGATTCCTACAAGGCATTCGCGAGGGTGCAGATATCGCTGGTACTGCATTTGTTAAGAATGCGCCAACAGATCCATTTTCAAAGATTGAGGCTGGTCGTGCTGGACGCGAGGCATTCGATATTGACTTTGGAGATTCAGAAATAGGCAAAGCAACTGGTAATGCATTGCGTTATTGGGGTAAGTTTGTAACATTGCCAGGACGCGCCCTGATGGCAGAAGATGAGTTTTTTAAAGCCGTTGGATATCGCATGGAATTAAATGCTCTTGCAGTACGCGAGGGCGATACAATGTACAAAAACCTTGTTCAGAAGGGTGTTGCACCTGATGATGCATCTAGACAGTCTGCTGACCTGGTATCTGAATTGCTATCAAACCCAACCGCAGATATTGACGATGCGGCTAAGAGCGTATCCCGTACAGTAACCTTTACACGCGAACTAGAGCCAGCACTACAAGGTCTACAGAGAGCCGGTCAGAACCCAATCATTAAGATGTTTGTGCCGTTTATTAAGACACCTACAAATATTGCTTTGGAGGCCATCTCTCGTACGCCAGGATTAAACTTTGCAAGCCCACGATTCTGGGGTGACTTTAATGCCGGTGGAATTCGTAGAGATCAGGCATTAGCTCGCGTCACATTGGGTGGTGCAATGGTTTATGCGGCTGGATCCTTTGCATTAGAAGGTCAGCTAACTGGTTACGGCCCTATGCGTATGGAAGATAAGAAGGCGCTAGAGGGTACAGGATGGCAACAGTTCTCAGTAGCTTTTGATAAGGGTGATGTAAGCCCAGAGACATTGTCTCAATTAGAAAGCATGACAACTGTAAGCAAGATGGGCGATAAGATCTATGTATCTTATGCTGGTATGGAGCCATTGGCCACATTGCTTGGCATAGCCGCTACTACTGGCGAGTACACAATGATGACTCCTGGTGGATCTGATACAGAGAAGATTGCTATGGGAGCGGCATTGGGTGTGTATCAATATCTTGCAGAGCAACCTATGCTCCAAGGTTTTAGCGACATCATGAAGGTATTCACATCAGGCAAGAAGGATGCGCCTGGTATCTTTGCAGACTTGATTAAGAAGGTAGTTAAACAAGGATCTGAGTTGGCTATTGGTGGATCTCCATTAGGAGTTCATAGTTCTTTTGTGGCTGGTATAGAGCGCATGATGGATCCTACAAGATCTAATACTATGCCAAGTGCTATGGCATTGACTGCAACTGAACCAGCAAGTCGTGGTTTCTGGGAGGCAGTTAACTACTACAAATCCCGTAATCCATTGACATCAGATGATTTGCCACGCCAGCTAGATCCTATTACTGGTGAGCAGATGAAGGTTGGCAAAGGTAATCTATACGAATTTGTCAGCCCATTTAAAACCTCAGAGGGTAAGTTCTCTCCAGCCCATGCCACATTAGTAGAGTATGGCGTTCCAATGTATGTACCAGATAAGTCTGTTGATGGAGTTGAACTCAGCGCATCTCAGTACAACCGCTGGATTGAGTTGGCAACTGGTGACGGCAGATTAGAAAAAGGCATCGTTGAACTAGGCAAGAACTTGTACAGTACTGCCGCTAAAGACTTGGGTATGGCTCAGGCTCTGATTGCAAAAGAGATATCTGAGACATATTCCCAGGCTAAGGATCGTTTGATTATGGAAGATCCTGATTTGGCAGATGCTTTACGAGAAGTTAAAGAGGCACGCCGGGAATACGGCAAATATAAAAGATAGATTTTTAACACAAACTCAGCTAGATTCGGACTAGGTTAGGAAAAATATTATGGCAGATTACGCGATATCTAATGTGGCTCGTAGAGTGGTGTACACCAATACTGGTGTAGGCCCTTACGCGTTTACATTTGAAATTCTTGCAAACACCGATATCGCAGTATATCGCGGTAGTACATTATTAACTCTGACTACAGACTATAGTGTAACCATTAATGCTAATGGTACTGGATCAGTTACCTTGGTAACTGCTGGCACAGGGAACATATCCATTGTAGGTGCTAGAGCAATTCAGCGTACAAGCGACTACACAACTGGTGGAGATCTATTTGCCAGCACATTGAATGTGGACTTAGATAGCCAAACCATTTACGCACAACAAGTAGCAGAGACCGCAGAGCGTGCGCTTAAGGCACCAGTAACAGATCCAACAGATATCGCTATGACATTGCCAGCAAAGGCAACCAGGGCTGGTACTGTGTTGGCCTTTAATGCGACTACTGGTAATCCAGAAACTGGCCCTAACATTGGATCAGTTACTACAGTTGCGGCTCAATCTGCAAACATCAATACTGTTGCCACTAATATTGCAAGCGTTAATACTGTTGCTGGTAACAACTCTAATATTAATACTGTCGCTGGCATCAGCGGTAATGTAACAACTGTTGCCGGGATCAGCGCTAATGTAACCTCTGTGGCTGGCAACTCAAGCAACATCAATACAGTTGCTGGAAACAATACCAACATTACTACAGTTGCTGGCGTGTCAAGCAATGTAACCACAGTAGCTGGAATATCTGGGAATGTAACCACAGTAGCTGGCATCAGTTCTGCGGTATCAACTGTAGCTACAAACAATACAAATGTGTCTACTGTCGCAACAAACATTAGTGCAGTTAATACTAACGCTACAAACATTACTGCAATTCAGAATGCATCAACTAACGCGACTAACGCGGCGGCATCTGCGGTATCTGCTGGTAATGCACAGACTGCGGCAGAGGCGGCCAGGGATGCTACGCTAACTGCGTATGATAACTTTGATGATAGATATCTAGGTAGCAAGACATCTGATCCTACATTAGATAACGATGGCAATGCTCTGTTAGCTGGCTCTCTGTACTTCAACTCTGTGTCTGGAGCGATGAAGGTATACACAGGATCGGCCTGGGTGGCCGCTTATGTATCAGGCACAGACTACCTGGCTAAAGCTAATAACTTATCTGATCTGACTAGTGTATCAACTGCTCGTAATAATCTTGGTCTGGTTGCATCTGCAACAACTGACACAACTAACGCAAGCAATATCTCTAGCGGTACATTGCCATCTGGTAGATTGCCAGCGTTTACTGGTGATGCAACAAGTTCTGCCGGAGCATCTGCTTTAACATTGGCCACAGTAAACTCAACTACTGGATCTTTTGGTTCGGCTAGTTCTATTCCAGTTGTTACAGTTAATGGCAAAGGATTGGTCACATCAGTTACTACTGCAACTGTTGCTGGTGGCCAGTACTTTGGTACTGCCGCTACAAAAGCTATTGCTTACAACTCTACAAGCATTGCAGAGAACATTACAACTACATCTGGTAACAACTGTTTATCTGTTGGGCCAATAACAATCTCTAGCGGATTCTCGGTAACAGTTGCATCTGGTCAGCGTTGGCTGGTTTTATAAGGAAAACATTATGAGTTCAGTCGTAATCTCAGGCGATACAAGCGGTGCAATAACCCTATCTGCCCCAGCCGTAGCTGGAACAAATACAGCAACATTACCTGCCGCTACTGGCACAGTAATGGTTAGCGGTAATATGCCAACTTTTTATGGCTATCAATCTGCCAGTCCACAATCATTAACTGGTGGTGCGGCAACTAAAGTTACTTTGGATGCAGAATTATTTGATACAAATAATAATTTTGCTTCAAGCCGTTTTACTCCTACTGTTGCTGGTTATTATTTTTTAACTTGCCAAGTTTATGTGGCTTCATCTGCTCAAGAAGTTGTTGCTTATATTAGAAAAAACGGCTCGGATGTTATAACTGGATTAGATGTTACAACCAATGTTTACAATTCTTCGGCAACAGGAATTCAATATGCCAATGGAACAACAGATTATTTTGAAGTCTATTGTTATGTTGGGGTAACAAGAAATACATCAAATTATCCACAAAATACATTTTTTACTGGCTCATTATTAAGGATTGCATAATGTTAGAAAAAATTATATCTATGTATCCTAATTTAACTATTGCAGACTTTCATCCTAATAGAGGAACAATTCTTCTACAAGATGATTCTGACGGCAAAGGTGTGTACATTGCTAAATGGGAACACCCTACCCTAGCTAGACCAACAGATGAGGAGTTAGCATAATGGCATACGGAACAGTAAACGCTGATGTAATTCAGACTTCTACTAGCGGTGGAATACTAGGTGCTGGTAACGCTTCTATTATGAAGAATCGCATTATCAATGGTGCGATGGTTATAAGTCAGCGTAACGGCACATCTTCGGTAACTTATAATACAACTGACAATACATACAGTTTAGATAGATGGCGTGTTCGTGCAACTGCTTCTGCTGGTGTATTTACAGTTCAACAAGTATCTGATGCTCCTGCTGGTTTTGTTAATTCCGCAAAAATTACAGTAACTACTGCTGATTCTTCTATTGCCGCAACTTCACTTTATTCATTTCAGCAACTTATTGAAGGCTACAATGTTGCGGATTTAAATTTTGGCTCTGCAAATGCAAAAACTGTTACTTTGTCATTTTGGGTTAAATCTAGTTTGACAGGCACTTTTGGCGGTGCATTAAGAAATAGTGCTGGCGATAGGGCATACCCATTTAATTACACAATTTCTTCTGCAAACACTTGGGAACAAAAATCTATAACTGTTGCTGGCGATACAACTGGCACTTGGCTAACTGATAATGGTATTGGATTGTCAATATTTTTGGCTATTGGTACAGGCTCTAACTATTTGCAAACCGCAAATGTATGGGGTGCAACTTCAGCTTTTGCTCCAACAGGAAGCACAAACCTTATTTCAACTAATGGGGCAACACTTCAATATACTGGTGTTCAACTAGAAGTAGGAAGTAGTGCTACTGGATATGAGTATGTAAATTATCAGACTAGCCTAGCTAACTGTTATCGCTATTACTATCAAATGAGTGGTGTTGTAAACCAAGATATATTGGTTGGAACTGCTTGCGACCAAACCACTTGGTTGCGATATGGTTTTGCGTTGCCAACTACAATGCGTTCTACTCCTTCATTGGTTTCTGCTGGTGGCACAAGTTATGCAAACTTAATTTCAAGCGGTGGTAGAGCATCTACATCAATTAGTCTTGATAATTCAAGCACAACTAATGCTTGCGTTAATTTATATTCTGCTGGTATTTCAGCAGGAACAACTGGCACATTTAGATTGCAAGCTGGTCTATATCTTGGATTATCTGCGGAGTTATAAAAATGAACTACAAATTATTTAACAATTCTCAAGGTTCAAATAAAGGTGCAACAAAGTTCAATGATGATGGAACAGAAATTGCTTTTTTGTTTAATGACCCAGCCAACACAGACTACCAAGCCTACCTAAAATGGGTAGCTGAAGGCAATACACCATTACCAGCGGAGAATGAATAATGTCCTTGAAGGCTAAACCAATGCCTTCTTTGGATTACCTTAACTCTATTTTGGAGTTTAAGGATGGCTTTCTATACAACAAAATTACTCGTAACAGTCGAGCCGTAAAAGGTCAATTAGCTGGTGCGGTATCAGGCAAGTACAGATTGATTTGTTTGCATGGCGAACCATTTTTAGTTCATCGTATAGCGTATTACATGGTTAATGGCATTTGTCCTGAATATCTTGACCACATCAACGGCAACCGCTTTGATAACCGCATTGAGAACCTAAGACCAGCAACTCGTAGCGAAAACGCTTGCAATATTGGTTTGAAGCGTACAAACACTTCAGGCGTTAAAGGTTTATCTTGGGCTAAAAAGCCACAAAAATGGCTCGCTTGCATTAAACTTAACGGCAAAAATAAGAACTTAGGCTATTTTGAATCAAAAGAACTCGGTGCTGAATTTTTAGAATTGGCAAGAGAATTATTACATGGCAATTATGCCAATCATGGTTATAAGGAGAATGTATTTTGTCAATGATAATTGATGGGACTAATGGTCTAACATTTAACAACGCTACTACACAGAATAGCGGTGGTAAGGTGTTGCAAGTTTTAAGTTTTCCTGTAAACAATGGAACAACCACAAGCTCTACTACTTATGTAGCAACAAACATTACTGGTTCAATTACTCCATTATTTTCTAATAGCAAAATTTTAGTTTTTGTTAATACTTGGGTGGCTTGGCCTAATTCTACTGGTCAACCAGTATTTACAATTTATAGAGGTGCTACTAATTTAGCCACAAACTTTAGTGGTTCTGCTACTTATGGTTTTGGTGGAACATCAACACCTGTAAATGGAAATTATGAAGGCATGGTTTCTGCAAATTATTTAGATTCACCAGCAACAACATCATCAACTACATATACAGTTTATGGTAGGGCAGATGGCGGTGGAACTGCATCTTATGGTAACTCTGCTAGGGTTTCAACTATTACTTTAATGGAGATTGCGGCATGAGTTTAACTGCACAACAACAACAAGCAATTATTAAACTTAACTCGCAAATAGTTACTGTTCGTGGCGATATTGCTTACGATGCTAACGGCAATGAAGTAACTTATGACCTACAAGAGGTAACTGCACAAGCTGAAACAGATGCACAAGCAGTCATTGATACAAAGGCTTCTGCACTAGCTAAACTAGCCGCATTAGGTTTAACCCAAGATGAAGTAAAAGCGTTGATTGGATAAATTATGAACTTTACCTTTACCTGGATACTAGACAAGTTTGGCTTTCAACCTAAAGTTGAGATTGCTGAAACTCCTGTTGCCAAAACAACTACGACTGTTGCCAAAAAGAAACCAGCGGCCAAGAAAGTAGTAGCTAAAAAAACTGTACGAAAGAAAGCGTAATCATGGCTAACCTGACAGAGAAAGAGATCGAGGATATCGTTGAGAAGGTAACTGAAAGAGTTATCGAGAATGTCTATACCTCTGTCGGTCGGTCAGTAGTTACTAAGTTCTTTTGGTTTGTTGGTGTTGCCGCAATAGGTTTAGTAACTTACCTAGCTGGTGTTGGCCACATCAAGGTGGGCTAAGATGTGTCTGATCCATTCGGGTTATCTGATAGCGTAAAAGTATTAAGCAGTAGCATAGACTCTAGCCGAGAGGCAAGCAAGGGTCTATCTAAAAGCATAGAGAATGTTCAGCACGATGCAACTGAGTTAGCACAATCCAAGGCTAATGAACGCATTAGGGCTAGGCGAGAGGCAGAGTTTAAGAAAGAGCGAGCGCTAATTAAAGCGCTTGAGTCATGGCAACATAAGAAACAGATCTCCGATGAGGAGGCCAGGTTAAAGATAGACTTTGTTAAAAAGCATGGCGCCAAAGAGTGGGACGCTTTATTAAAAATTAAATTAGATATTGAAAATATGCAACGCAAAGACAACGAAGAGTTTCAACATGACCTTAAAGCAATCAGACGAGTTCAGTTCTATTGCTTTGCTTTTGCCGCAGTCATTGCTTGGTACGCTACCTGGGGATATAAGTGGTAATGAATGATGACTTTGACTTAATGATGTGGGCATGGGTGGTAGCAACTGCCTGGATAGCATTTGGAATGTATGTTTATTGGGGATCATAATGTTTACTTTACTTACTACTATCGTTTCATTCCTAGCTGGCGGTCTGCCAAAGCTGATGGATTTTTTTCAAGATAAATCAGACAAAGCGCATGAACTAGAACTAGTTAAGATGCAGACTGAGCGTGAAATGCAGATGCTCAAAGAGGGTTACATTGCCCAAGCTAAAGTAGAAGAGATCCGCACAGAGCAGATTGCTATACAGTCAGCAGAGAAAGAGCGTGAGGCCTTATACGCACACGACATAGCTATTGGTGAGGGCGCGGCACAATGGGTCATCAATGCCAGAGCATTCACCAGGTCATTCATTACCTACGGCCTGTTCTTTTTGTTTGCCTTTGTAGAGATATTTGGTTTTTACTATGCCGTTAAAACTGGTGTAGATTTCAGCGTTGCATTAGACATTCTGTGGGATAACGAGACACAGATTATCTGGTCAAGCGTGGTCTCATTCTGGTTCGGAACTCAGGCATTTAAAAAATGAGTTTAGAGCATCGTGTCATTGACATGATTAAACACCATGAAGGTGTACGGGTTAGGCCATACCAATGCCCGGCGTTAATATGGACTGTTGGTGTTGGCCATGTAATCGATCAATCACATATCAGGGTACCGCTGGCAGAGCGTAAGGCTTTGCGAATCCCTGATGGGTGGGATAGAACTTTATCTATGGGAGAAGTTGATGAGATGCTTGCTAAAGATCTGGTCAGTTTTGAGAACGGGGTACGCAGACTATGTCCTGACGGCCTTACTGCTGGCCGCCTTGGTGCGCTCACCAGCTTTGCTTTCAATGTAGGGTTAGGTAATCTTCAACGCTCTAGCCTCAGAATGAAACACAACCGAGGTGACTATGAAGGTGCCGCCGAGGCCTTTCTAGATTGGACTAAGGCTGGCGGCAAGGTACTTAAAGGATTGGTATCAAGGCGCAATGATGAACGCGCCCTGTACCTTAGCTAGACGCGTCCAACATAGCCTTACGCTTTTGCTTGTGTGCAGTCATCCCAGCCTTTTGAACTGCACTCAGCAACCCTAAGACATCAGCATTCAGAGTATTGAACTCACCGATCTTACTGGCCTTAACCTCTTTAGACAGTTTAGATCTGGCAACCTTATCAGCCATATCGTTATAAGACTCCATCCAAGACTCAATCCCATCACAGACAATAGCATCCTTGCCGGGAATATTTAGCATGAATGTGCCAGGCTTTGGCAAATCATTTGAGACTACGGGTAGTGGAGCATCCTCCATTGGTGGCACAGGCATCTCTTCAACTGTTGTATTTTGGAGACATTTATCAGCTGGTATATCCAAAACTTCTGGCTCTGAAACTGACAATACTGGGATGGCATCCAATGGATTGTTAGACGCAATCTTTATTGGCTTATTAATTACCTCATCCACAGGCATATCCTGAGCCTCCTCAGCGGTGATTAAACCTTTAAGGACATCGGGGAACGCATCGCGCAAAGCAAAGCCTCTGGCGCGCATCTGGAGCATTCTCTTGGGGTATTGAGACCAAGGGCCTTGCTTACCCCAAAGACCAGCGCGTTTGGCATCCTCTACAGAGTACTTAGATACCACCTCAGAGCGGCCTCTGCGCTTTACCCGGCAGATAGCCACAGGATTACTGGTGCCATCACCCTCAATGCTCTCTTGCACATCCTCGCAAACTGGGCTGGCCTGGACTAATGCCATTGCCGCGTCACCATATACCGATGGCTTGCCATTGATTACAGAGATATTTTGCAATGCCTGGAGCGGTGCCAGACCGATCTCATATCCCCATTGGACGGCCACAAGGACATCCTCTGGTTTGTTCTGATAATTCTTAGGAACCATCTGCGATCTAGAAAGCATATTGCTAAACTCAATAGCCTCGGTCATTGTTTGTGGGGCAAAGCCCTGGTGTTTTACTAAACTCATTTGGTTAATTCCTTTATTGAGAGTGTTGATTGACGAATGGTGTAAGCCTCTTTTGCTGGCGTAATCTTTGCTGGCTGGGCTTTATATGTACGGGTAGGCCATGAGATCCGATATTCACCAGCAATGCCGCTGGTGCGGTTCTTGAGCATTCCCATAATCTCTGTTTGAATCTTGGAGTTTTCCTCTTCTGCTTTTGTAATTTTTAACTTGTTTTCTATAAGTAACTTGGTCAACTCTTCAGCATAAGTATCAAGTACTACAGGCTCATCATCTGAGCCACTTGCCCAAGTTCTGGCCGCATCCTTTGGATTAATTGGTGGGTAGTAATCGATCTCGCCTGTATTCCTATACCGATCTATTTTGTCCTGGAATGTTTTACTTGTTTCCTGGATCAGTCTCAATGTAGGCAGATGTTGCTCAAACAAAAAGATCCGCAACTGCGTACCCTGGTAAAGCGTACAGACCGCGCCCCAGCCAGCTTTCATAATTGACATCTGCGCTTGCAACTGTATAGGCCCACGATACAGAGGCAATACATCCTCCGCTGGCATCGAGGTTAGCTTGGCCTCCAGCACGCCCATGCCATCGAGCGTGATCGAATCCTTACCAACCACATAAATGCCGTTGTCTGGATCGCTGACAATGACCTGGCCTTTGCCGTACGCGGTGCCATCCAAAGAACAACTCAGAGGCCATTTATCGTGAAAGAATGGCGTATGGTAATCGATCTCTAGATCCTTGCAGTTCAGCCTGTTTGCGGCCTCCAGCAAGATGGTCGGCTCCATCTTGTTACCCCATCCCATAGCCTCGTTTGATATATCAGGCGGTGATATACCATTGATACTATCAATTGATGAAAGTAACTCATCGTTAGGTGATCGATATACGCTCATGCCGCAGACCGCTGGTAGGCGGCTGGCTGAAAGCATATCGTTTGGTGTGACTTTTCCTACCATATCAAATCTCCGTTTCTGTTTTTGATTCAAAGAACGCGGCCAGGCTGATGGCATAACGCGCTACTTCAGCGGCCATATTGCTGGCCACTTCATAGTTGTTTGCCTGAGCGGCCTTGTGTGTCTCTTGCATGAGACGATTAATGCGTAGCAAGTATTCGGAATAGTCCATCATTTTGCCCTCTTCATTGCGGCCATAGATGGCGCTTTCTTGAGCCAATAGCGTTTCCATTTGTGGTTTGGCCTATCGGGATCGTGTTCAAACTGATCCTCAATCTGCCATCCCCTGGTTCGGAGTTGATGTATGTAATGCGCTAGGCGT